TAGCTCCTAGTTTTGCAAAATGTGCCATAATGTTTCTCCTTATATATTAATTTTAATTATCATTCAACTATTGATATCTATACCTAATAATAACAACTCCTGAACCACCATTTCCGCCCGCACTATTATTTGGACTAAATGCTGGTGCATTAGTTCCACCACCTCCACCACCGCCTGTGTTATCTGTACCATTAAAACCTGCACCTGGTGCTCCTAAAGGTTGTCCATTACCACCTTTACCACCACCACCTGGTCCTGCTTGTCCTCCTGTACCCGGACTTCCTGGAGTTGGTCCACCTTGATCAGAACCACCACCTCCACCACCACCTCTTACAACTGCTGAACCAGTAATTTCTGAAGATGCTCCATCTCCACCACAGCCACCAAATCTTCCAGCAGCATTAGTTCCAGGATCTGTAGCGCCACCACCGCCACCGCCTCCATTCGCTGGTCCACCAGTTCCTCCAGGTGTTCCTTGTGCTGGAGTTGTAGGAGGTGTATTTCCTGCTGCGCCACTATTAGCTTGGTTTGCTCTTCCACCACCACCAGAACCTCCTGCTGGTATAGTTGCTGTACATTGTGGTCCAGCACCTCCACCACTTCCACCTGCAGAAGTTATCGTAGAAAATATTGAATTAGCACCATCAGGGGCAGATGTTGTTGGACTCGGTTGTGTTGCACCAGGTGCTCCAGCTCCAACTGTAATAGGAAAAGCTGTTGCTGTTACCGTTATTCTATTTCCTGGAGTTGGATAACCATTTAAAGGTGAACCTGTATAGGGAGAAGAAGGACTTACTACTTCTCTAAATCCACCTGCTCCTCCTCCACCACCACCTGCGTTTCCACCACCGCCACCACCAGCGACTACTACATAAGAAACTAAATTATCTGCTGCACAAACTGCTACTTTACAAACTGTAAATGTACCTGGACCAGTAAATGTATGAATTTTACAATTTCCAGTTGTTGTTATGGTGCCACCTGTTGCAACCATATATGGATTGGTATCTGCATTTGATTGTAAACCATCATCTGTTATTAACCAACCTTGTGTTGAATCTACATAAACTAATGTTACTGCTAAACCTTCTGTACTTAAAATTGCATTGTTAGCATCTCCACCAATTTTTTCACTATTTCTATTTAATGTACAATTATTTGTGTCCCAAGTTTTTGCATAATCTTTAAATCCAACAACTGCTCCTGCGCTTGGGGAAGAGGGAAGTGTAACAGTTATTGCTCCTGATGTCGTATTTACAAAATACCCTTCACCAGATACTGCTGTAAAATCTCCTGTCTTAACTGTTGTGTTCCAAGATACAGCACCTGTTGCACCAAAACCTGATGCAGTACCATTGTTAGTTATTGATACACCAGCAGGAATTGTGAATGTATCTCCACTATCTCCTAATGTGGTTGTACCACAATTTGTTCTTGGACTAATTTTATTTACTTTTATTTCACTCATAATTTATCTATTGATATTTATACCTTATTATTACTATGCCAGATCCACCTTTACCAGTTGTATTAGTAGGAAGAGTTCCAACAGACGCACCTCCACCTCCACCACCAGTATTGTCTGTACCATTTTCAGCATTGTTGTTAGGGTCAGTTGCATATCCTCTACCTCCACCACCTGATCCACCTACAGCGCCCGCTCTACCTGGAGTGTTTTCATCAACAGCTCCGCCTCCACCACCAGCAAAATATCTTGTTGAACCCACAGGACCTGTTGTTCCATTAGAACCTGCCATAGTAGGAGATAAAAAAGAACCTGCACCACCAACACCACCAGCTGTAGAAGTTCCATTTCCACCAACTGCTCCTGCACCACCTCCACCACCTGCTCCCCAAGAAGGAGGACTACCAGAAGCAGTCCCACCGTTATTACCTTGAGGCGGACTAACAGGAGGAGTATTTCCGTTTCCTATTGCACCACCATATCCTGCACCACCACCTGAACCACCTGGGTTCCCAGTAGAAGGGCCACAGGGATTGGGGCCAGAACCTCCCCCGCCACCACCTGCAGATGAAATTGTTGAAAAAGTTGAAGTTGAACCTGGGTTTGAAACAGGTTTACTAGAAGGAGTGCCTGTAATTGCTGCACCTCCACCACCCACTGTAATTGGAAAAGAAGTTATTGTCATCGTTAATCCAGTTGGATTAGCTAATGGTGATGTTGTAGGAGCTGGCATACAAGTGTCATTTGACATTCTAAAACCTCCTGCTCCACCGCCACCTCCAATATCTGCTACTCCGCCACCACCACCACCGGCAACTACTAAATAATCAGCTTGATTATTTGCAGGGACTGTTGCTGAAATTCCAGTTACAGCAAAAGTTCCTGGACCCGTGAAAGTGTGAATTTTAAAATCACCACAAGTTGTAATTGTGCCTCCAGTTGCAGTTATAAAATTAGATCCAGCATTTGCAAAATCATTAT